TATGAAGTTGAGGATAACGTCACCTTTGAATGTTGTCCAATACAAGAATACGATGGTCATCACAATGTTATAGTATCACTGGAAACACTTGAACACTTGGAAGAAATACATGATTTCCGTGATTTGGTATATCGTGTGGGAGCAGAAGTAGTCATAGTATCCTTTCCAACCAAAAAAAGTACACACTTCAATCCGTACCACTATCAAGATCTTCAAAACCAGCACGTTGTGGATCTATTAGATAGATATGTATTGGCACGTTTGGAATCTCAACCCGATATATCCATTATGGTGTTTGTACGATTACCACTAAACACACCAGCCCACGTATTTAATAGGAGTTTGGTATTGTAAATCTAAAATAATATTTGTATATTTGGATATGGCAAAATCACAATTCAAACTTACAACACGCAAGGGCTACGACTTTTTCGAATGCTCGTCAGCGTTTCAAAAATCTGTTCGACGTGGTGTTGAACATGACGCAATTTTCTTCGGTACTGAACTTGCAGGTTCGGGGTACGCAAAATACCTCTGGAAACGTATGTTCGTTATTGTATCTGAGGACATTGGCTTGGCAAACGATCAGATCCTATTACAGATCCGAGCGTTGTACGACAACTGGCAACTTATTGCTCAAAAAAATATTGAGGAAGCACACATCCCAATACTACACGCAATCATGTTGCTTGTTCGTTCTCCAAAATCACGTATCATTGACAATGTCAAAATGTGGGCAATGAAATCAGACTACACGCCCGACATTCCCGATTATGCACTTGATGTACATACCCGTCGTGGTAAACGCATGGGCAGATCCTACGATTTCTTTTTGACTGAGGGTCGTAAACTGGAAAACGAAACCCCAATTGATGGCAATGATTTTTACGATAACTTCTTCGTGCAATACCTCGACGATTATCAGAACAAACGTTGTACCATACGGGGGTATGATGACCGCAATGAATACCTTGCAACACCTCGGCAGGAAAAAACACCCGTTGAACCTATCGACAAACCCAAAACAGAACCCAAGCAAGGTACTCTGCTTTGACAAATTAGACACATAAAAAAGAATGTCCAAAACAAATAAAAAGAAAACGTTCATAGAAAACTATCGTAAGTCGTTCGGTATGATCTCCATGTCTTGTGAGGCAACGGGGATCAGCCGTCAGACTTTCTATAACTGGAAAAAAGATGATGAGGAGTTTGCAAAGGAAATCGAGGATATAGAGGAACGTAACCTTGACTTTGCCGAAATGAAACTATTCTCTGCAATAAGAGAGGGTAAAACAACGGAACTCATATTCTATCTTAAGACGAAAGGCAAACAACGTGGTTATCTTGAAGGAACGCAATTGTTAGGACATGATGGAAACCCAGTTAGTGCATTCACGGTTGAAGTAATCAATAACAATGGTAGCCAAACGGATAAAGACTAATGTTGTATTCAACCACTTAACTGATAGCCGTAAGTTCACATGGGTAGATGATGCAAATAAAACCCAAGTTGGATCAAGATTTGTTATAGAGCAGGGAGGTACACGTTCGGGCAAAACCTACAATATATTGACGTGGTTAATATTTGGGTATGCCTTAGCCATTGAAGATGGAGAGTATAAACACGAAGGCACTATAACCATAGCACGTAAAACATTCCCAGCACTTAGAGCAACCGTTATGCGGGATTTCTTTGAGATCTTAGAATCGCATGGGATCTATGATGATAACGCTCGTAGTAGAACTGAGCATACCTACAAGTTAGGAAACATCATGTTTGAATTTCTCAGTGTAGATGCTCCGCAAAAAATCAGAGGACGTAAAAGAAACATCCTTTTCGCCAATGAGTGCAATGAATTAGACTATGAAGATTTCTTTCAACTGATCATACGTACCACGGAATTTATCATAATTGACTACAACCCGTCCGACGAGTTCCACTGGATCTATGATAGGATCATACCACGTAATGATGCAGTATTCCACCAAACCACTTATTTGGACAATCCATTTATTGATAAAAGTCTTATTCAAGAAATTGAAAGGCTTAAGGAAGTAGATGAGAACTATTGGAAGGTATATGGATTAGGAGAACGAGGACAAAGTAAAGCATTGATATTCTCACATGATCAAGTAGATGATATCCCCAGTGAGGCAAAGTTACGTGCATACGGATTGGACTTTGGTTTTACCAACGATCCTACGGCATTGATAGCACTCTATGAATATGATGGTCGTTTATACTTTGATGAGATGTTATATCGTAATGGTATGACCAATGCAGACATAGCCAATTTCCTCAAGGGACTGAATTTAGATAGACGTGATCTAATTTGGGCTGATAGTTCAGAACCAAAAAGTATTGAGGAAATACATCGCATGGGCTGGAATATCCGTCCAGTTACCAAAGGAGCAGATAGTATTAACCTTGGTATAGATATCATGCGTAGATACAAACTGATCATTACCAGCCGTAGTGTAAACCTTGTAAAGGAGTTTAGGAACTACAAATACATAGAGGACAAAAACGGAACGATTACCAACAAACCGATAGATGCATTCAACCACGGCATTGATGCGGCAAGGTACGCTTGTATGATGACCTATAGCCGTCCGAATATAGGTAAGTATGCTATCAGATAATTAGTCAACCATTTGTCATACTTCATATTTGGTTTTGTAAATACAAAATACTTTTGTAAGTTTGTTATATGGAAAACAAACAATCAGAAAAATCGGTAACTTACTTAGAAGATGTTCAGCAGATCGTCTTTGAATGTCAAAAACAATTGATCAACATGGAAAACCCAACGGAAGAAGATCAATACAAATTATTGTGTGAAATAAGGATGAAACTTTATGATTACCACACGCACGTTCACTTCGGAAGAACATTTAAATAAAAAAAGCATGAAACAACGTATCGAAACAACAGAAGAAATGATGGAGTACCTACGCAAGTGTGGTTGTAAAGTATGTGGAACGGCTGAGGATTTCCACGGGCACAAAACCATGTCGGAGGGTATATGGATTGCCGCAGATGATTCCTTTGATGATAATGGTTTCCCATTATTCGATTACTATGCCGATGGTTTTAGACGCTTCGAATATTACGACATGGGGATTGAAAAAACCTTAGTTGAGGTTGTAGGCAGAAAGGGATGGTACTTTGAATGGCATGATGCAGGAACCATGATGCTCTACAAGGATATGTAAGACGCACTACATTTCAATATTTCATAGGGGGCTATATAGTCCCCTTGTTTATTGGTAACAAAAAGAACAAGTTCAGTTTTATTAGTAATGAGGATCACCGTTCCAAATAGTTTGAAGGATATCACCATATCTCAGTATCAAGATTTTCTTGCACTGGATCAGAAACAAGAACCAGTGGAGTTAGCCGTAAAGACGATCAGCATAATGACACGGCTTACTACAGAGCAAGTAAGACAAGTTCCATACAAATACCTTGAGGAAATGATTAGTTCGCTTAAAACGGCTATAAATGAGGATGTAAAGTTTGAAAGTACATTCACCTTTAATGGTACGAAGTATGGGTTTATTCCCAAGTTAGATGATATGTCTATAGGGGAGTATATTGATATTGATACCTATCAAAAAGATAGCAAGAACCTTTATAAAACCATGTCGGTGTTGTATCGACCAGTTAGCATAGAAGGACAGAATGGTAGGTATGAAATAGAAGAATACACTGGATCAATCAATGAGGACTTCAAAGAATTGCCCATGTACTACGCAAAAGGTGCTATGGTTTTTTTTTGCAGTTTAGGGATCGAATTGTTCAACTATATCCTGAGATCTTTGAAGGAAACGAAAAAGAAGGACTTGCCAATGCAGGAATTAGTGCGTTTAGTAAAAAATGGGGATGGTACGGATTCGTTCAGTCATTATGTAACGGCAACATACAAAACCTTGATGCAGTGGAAAGAATCCCTATCCACCGAGCATTCATGTGGAAAGGTTACGAGATGGACTTACAAGAAACTCAAGAAATGCAATTAAAACAGAAGTATGGAAAAAAATAGAAACCATATCGGTACGGCAATTTCCTTTATGCAGGATGTAGCCAATGAAATGAATGCCCGTTTCTCGCATGGTAGCATTACTGGTATTGATAACTCCAGTATGTTGGTGTACCCATATATCCATATCAATATTGGTAGTGTTAGTGTTGACAAACAGACGGCACAAATTCAGATCAATATTGTTGTTGGTGACAGAGTAAACACTATTGTAAACGATAATGCAGGGATCAATGAAGGTACACTTTATACGCAGTATGGATACACCGAAAACAACAACTACGGATTTGTACTGCAGGAAATGTATGTGCGTTTTGTAATGGCAATACAAAAATATGAGCAGTTGTATTTCAATGAATTACAGATCCAACGACCATTTGATATGCAATCGTTTATCGAAGAATACGATGATGTAACTGCAGGGTATGTAGTAACGTTAAATCTCACTTGCATAAATCCATTGGTTGATAATCAAGCGTGTTAATGTTAGATCCAAAGAAAAGACAAGCATTAGAAAAACAGATGGTTGACTTTGGTGCAAACCAAATGCGTTTGAGTTTACAAGCAAAACGTAAAAGAACCGTACACAGAAGCACATGGAAGAATGGTCAATTACAAGGAACCAAGAAAAAAACCATACGTGCTAATTCAGTTGCAAGTGGTGATTTGGTGCGTAGTATACGTGGTGTTAGGGTTGGGGATCATTGGGGCATTGAAATGGATAAAAGCGGTGATTATGTACGCTATGGACGAGAGAAAGGAAAAGGAATACCCGTAGATGCATTAATGAAATGGATCAAGGATAAGAAACTCAAACCACGTGATGTTAAAACTGGGAAATTCTTGAAAAGAACAAAAAGCAATTATCGTGCAATGGCATTCATGATGAATAGAAGTATCAAAGAATTTGGAATAGAACCATTTGATTTCGTAACTCATGTAATTCCATACGTCCGTTCACACTTTGAAAAAGACGTAGATGCACTCATGAGATACTCCGTAGGAGAACAATTAAAAAATGTAATTAAGAAATGACGTATAACGAACAACCCAGCAGTGTATGTGGATCGCTTAGTGCAATGATCTATCAAGCATACGATAGTGCATCCAGCAATTCAGATTTTGTATACAAGTTTGAAGTATATGTATGGAATGGAACTGCAGTTAAACCTGCAACGCCCGTAGTAACAATAGAAAAAAATCCCGATGTATATGCAGGACGTAGAGCAAAGATTGATATCAGTCGTATAGCACTTCAATACACAAGCAAGAACAAATTTAACGTCGGATCATATCAAGCAGATATTGGAGAAGGGGCTTGTTACGTTATAGTGGATGTTACTGGATATTGGAATGATGGTGCAAATCAAACCACAACCTCAAGTAGTAATCGTATTGTAGTTACAAGGGGGTATACATACGTTGATGAGGGATTCAATGCAAGTTATACTCCAACGTTAGTATTGACTGATAAAACCACGTTGTATGTTACTACGGACACGATCAATGAATACCTGTGGTATGATGCAAATAATATTCAAACTATATCGGTAGGATCAACTACGGCAACCTCAAATCCAGTTGCAGATAGCGGAACAGAAATTCAAGGTATTGATATTCGTCAATTAATGGAAGCAGAAGGAGTATGGGGTACGGATAGCACAATTACCTTTAATGGCACTGGAGGATCAAAAGATATAGAAGTAAAATTTGAATGCAGTACACGTTATGGATCATACACGATATTGTATCTCAACAAGTATGGTGTATATGAATCATTTACTTGTAATGGTGTTACAAACGAAATAGAAAGTATCTCACGTGAAAATATGCAGAGTGCTATATTCAACACCACTGCATTAGATAATGCTTGGTCATATGGCGTTAGACAAAAAAATTACTACAACGTCAATGCCATGAGATCACGTATTGTAAATACAAATTGGTTGCCCGAATCACACAACGAGATCATTAGACAGATCCAATTAAGTGAGGCATTGTATTACGCAACATCTGATTTCAACTACGCTTGTAACATAGTAGATAACCAAATCCAGTACAAAACGGCAACAAACGAAAAATTAATCCAGTACACAATGCAATTAGAATATGCACAACCCGTGATCAATAGTATAGTACGATGATATTCAGTATAGAAGTAGATAATGTAGTATTGGATCTATTTGATGATGAGCAAGTTACCTTGACACGTCAGATAAAAGATTTATCCGATCTTAAAAGTGTGTACACCGATTACACGCAATCATTCCAAATACCAGCAACGGATGTAAATAACGGGGTATTTCAAAACTTCTTTGATGAAAACGTATTGTTGCAATCATGGAATCAATATGACGGATTAGACGCAACCATTTACGTTCATGGTATTCCAATATTTGTTGGTGTTGTGGAATTAACTGAAGTCAACTTTAAAAATGGGTTGCCACGTGATTATTCCATAACGTTCTATGGTAGAACCAAAAACGCTATGTTGGCATGGGGTGAAAAAACATTGCAAGAGGTAGATTGGTCAGCATACGATCACGCTATAGACAATACTATAGTACAAAGTAGTTGGACTGGTGGATTGTTATCTGGGGACGTAGTATGGGATCTCAAAGACTATGGATTCCAGTATACGTATAGTGAATACACTATCGGTAACAACGTACGTCAAACTCAAAACATAACGTTTGAGGAATTACGTCCAAGTATCAAGGTATCTGCAATGTTGACTACGGTATTTGCAGACATAGGAATAACGCTTAGTGGATCATTGTTAGGTCGTTCTGAGTTTGATAATATGTTTATCACTCCAATGAATGATGCTGGTCCAATGAAGGATCGGTTTCAATTACAAAGTGGATTAGTTGAGGCAAACAATAGCACACCTCAATTATGTGCCGCACCCATTCAGTGGTTATTGAATTGGCAACCATTACCGCTTGGTGATACTACTATATCTGATCCAAGTGGTGCTTGGGATCCATCCAATTACAAGTACACAATGCAACGTACTGGTAGTTATACATTCCGTTGGACAATAACTTCACACGACAATATAAATGCCGTACTGCAGGTGAAAGTAATAATCAATGGGTTAATTTCAAGTTTGATAACTACAAAGTCAGATATGGATCAATGGCTCAATGATCCTCAGTTTATCAATATTCCAAAGGGTTATCTTGGAGATGAAATTCAGATCGTATACAAAACAACAGAGGATGTAAACATCGAGGGAACATTTGAATGTATTGATAGTCCTTGGTCATTGGATCCAGCAGTTGAAATGTACAAAGCAATGCCACCAACAAAAATTGTTGACTTCGTAAATGGCATACTGAAAACGTTCAACGGCATATTAGTCCCCGTTAGTGATACGGAAATTGAAATACACAATATATCCGATTGGTATGGTCAAGGAAATACAAAGCACTTCACTGATTACATCGACATGGAAACGATTAATCATAAAAAAGTACCAATACCTAAGACAATTGAATTTAAACACGCAGAGGGCACAACAATGGCTCACAAGAAATTCAAGGAGGTGTATGATAGACCATTTGGATCAGTCAAGTTTTCACCTAATGTTGACTTTGCCGAAGGTGAACTGAAAGTAGAAACTCCATTCACGGTATTCCCAATGACGTTAATTGAGGAGGTAAATAAAAATGGAATCTACGTACGAGATACTACGTTGTATTGGAATCAAGTATATGATGAGGGAGGTAAGCCATCAAAATGTGAACTGATCCTATTTTATTTTCAGCCGCCCGTTGATACAAGTTATTTCTATTTCTACACTGATTGGCTCATGCAAAGTCCTCGTTCTATGTTTGTTGATGGAGATCAATCTACAAGCAATAGTTTAGCATTTGGACTGGAGGGTACATTAGAGGGAGATATTCCAGTAAACACGTTGTATATGTCTTTTTGGAATGAACATATCTCAAGGTTGTATTCCACAAGGTCACGTATTGTTTCAATGAACATCAATTTACCCGTTGCAGAATGGTTGAACCTACAACTAAACGATACGATAGTTATCAGTGGTAATTATTACAAAATAGAAAAGTTGACCTACAACCTCAACAAGGAACAAGGAGTAATCGAATTAATGACATATCCAAATGTTGAATTGTCAAGGATCACTGGTAGTAGTGGACGTATACCATCGTGGACAGATCCAATACAAGCAGATGCAGGTAAGACATTTATCTATGGTCATGAAATGAAAGTTAATGTTAGTCATGCATCATGGGATGGAACTGATTATTTGACGGATAGTTTAGACATTACGCAATATCCATCAAGCGAGGTCAAAGTTGCAGAATTGTATCGCAATTACTTGCCTACAATTTCACTCAACAAGATTTGCATATTTGAGCAAAACCCACAAACAATTTTGTTTGATGTTTCACCTGCAGGATTGAATACGGGTAGTGTAGTTCAAGAGGGGGATCAATCACGTTATGATTATGATCTTGCAACTGGCAAAGTAATCATTCAACAAAATGGTCAGTACAAAATGAAAGGTACGGTTGTGTTGGACAATAGTGGATCACACTTGTTAGACATTGGCATCAAAATAAATGGATTTGATACAGAGGCAACTTCATGGAATGGAGGAAATCACACCATGACGTACAATGTAGAATGTACCAGTACATTAGCAGAAGGATCAGAGGTAACGTTAACTGGACAAACGCAAGATGGTGGATCACACAATATTGATGTATTAAAGGTATTCTTGATTGTAGAAAGTATTATATGATATCAAAGATTATTCAACTACTACAAACACATGAGTGGCAAAATGTTGGCACACACGTGGAAATTGCCAAAGGTAAAAACAAATACATACGTACTTGGAAGGAAGTACGACAATTAACAAATAGGTTATGGCAGAAAAAATAACATACGAATTAGAACTGGATGCAGATGGTGCAGTAAAGGACTTTAAAAAAGTTGAGAAGGTCAGTGAAGGCATAGATAAAAACGTAAAGAAAGCAACCAAGGAAACCAGTCGTTTCAAAAAGGTATTGGGTGGTATGCCCAACCTAATAAAGAAAATCGGAAATGGTTTTAAAACTGGACTTGGTGTTGGATTAGCAGTCAAGGCAATAGACGGGTTAACCTCAGCAATGGGAGAAAACCAAAAAGTTGCTGATCTAATGACTGAAGCAACCAATATTTTCATTGGTGTAATCAATGGATTAGTTGAAGCACTTGAACCAGCATTCCGTTGGATGATGAAGGTGTTTACACAACCCAAACAAGCATGGGATGATTTTGTTAGTGCATTAGAAACTGGATCTCAGTGGATATGGGATAACCTTATCATGGGTGTATTTGATTGGTTTGCCGAAGGGTTTTATAGTTTAAGTAAAAACATATTAGAAGCACGTATCAAATGGAATGAATTTACTGGAGATGCAGAGGAGGCTGAACAACTCAAACAACAGATCAAGGAGATTGATAAAGAAATGGAGAAACTTGCTGCAAAGCAGGTAGAACGTGTAAACAATATTAAAGCCGTAGCAACCACGGTAACTGAATATGTTGAGGAGGTTGGTAATAAAGTAGCAGCAAGTGTAAAGAAAGTAACAGATAACAACGCATTCCTTGTTGCATTCAATCGTAACATGAATAAGTTGGTTAATGAACAAGCAAGGATTGTAGCCAACGTGGAGTATGAGGCTGAGTTATTCAGACAAATGCGAGATGATGAATACAATAGCATTGAGGATCGTATCATTGCCAATGAATTACTCAAGAAAACACTGCAGGATGGTCGTGAATCAGAATTAGAGAATCAACGTCAAGTGATCGCTATGATCGAACAACAGATCTCAGCACTTGGCATTAATGATGAACGGGCACAACAACTTGCAGAAGCCAAAACCAAATTGTTGGAGATTGAGGAAAAATACAATTCCCAGTTATCAGAGGCGTTATCCAATACCATGGCGTTAACACGTGAGCAGGAGGAATTAAATCGTGCTATGGTAGAGTATGAGGATGAATTGGCACAGATCAACTTTGAGCGTAGTCAAATGCGTGAAAAGGATGAAAGGACTAAACTGCAGAATGAATTGAAATTCCTCATGGATCGTTACAATGCAAACCTTGAAGCCGTCAATAAAGAAATAGCACTATATGAGGTTGGTACCCAAGCATACGCAGATGCAGTACATAAAAAGAATTTGTTGAATGCTCAATACCTCAAAGATGCAGATGATATAGGTCAACAGATATTCCAATTAAATCAAGATGCTAACCAAAAAACTATTGATGATCAAAAACAGAAAGCGGATCAGAGTTTACAAGCATTGAAAGGAACGTTTGCATTAGTTGAGGGTATGGTAGACGAACACACTCAAGCGTATGTTGCAATGAAAATAGGTCAAGCCATCATTGATACGTATACAGCCGCCAATACTGCACTTGCATCCGCACCGCCACCAGCAAACTTCATATTAGCAGGTGCTACCATAGCCGCAGGTTTTGCCAATGTTGCAAGTATACTCAAGGAAGCAAGGGAACGTGGAATCAGCACAGATGGTGCAGGAGCAACCCCATCTACAGATCCGATTGGTCCAAGTATTGGTATGGCACGTAGCCAAGTAAATAGCACTGGACAATTAGAAATGGCAATAGGGGGAGCAATGAATAAACCAGCAAGAACCTATGTAGTGAGTGATGATGTAACAACTCAACAAAGTATGGATCGTAAAATCAAGCAAAATGCAACACTTGGAGGATAGCGTGTTTTATTTGGGTAT